TCATTCCACCTAGAAAGAATGCAAAGCCTTGGAAGGATCAGCAAGCGAGGTCTATAGAGCGGAACGAATTATTAAAGACAGTCAAACGGCTAGGCAGATCGCTTTGGAAAAAGTGGTCTGGTTATCACCGTCGAAGTTTGGTTGAAACCAAGATGCATTGCATCAAATTATTAGGCGATAAATTAACAGCGCGGAGTTTTCCAAGTCAGGTGAATGAGATCCATGCACGCATGGCAGTCTTGAATAAATTCACAGAATTAGGTCGCCCTCATACCCAAGTTGTCTCTTAAATTTGAGTAGCTTAAGGGAACTCAGCCTTTCAAACCTTTATGCAACAAAGCCCTTCTTTTACCGTATTTGCAAAACTATCTAAAGTATTAGATTGAATTTCATTAATATTACTTTTAAATATTCTGACTGAAATTTCTTTATAAGGTAAATTATAAAATGTTTCATGATTAGTTTTTTGAACAAAGTCCGCCTCAAACAAACTAAATAGATATGCAGCTTTATCAACAATCTCACTCTTATTAAATGAGGAAGAGTCTAAGTGCAAATCTATTAATATAGTTTTAGCTTGTTCAAAGTTCATTTATTCAGATGTCCTTTGCCTTTTTTAGCTCAGACAATGAATATATTAAATTCTGAATTCCTGAATTAATTTCAGGCTCATACCTACTCCAGGCCTCTTCTCTATGAGTCATTTCTACCAGATCAAAAGCCTTTCTGCGAATTAATCTTTCAATTATAGGATCTGCAGTCTCAACAAATTTTTTATCTGCTAAAAATAATTCCTCTTTAAAATCTCTTTTATGTATACCAAATGGTGCATCTGATGATTCTTCGATGAGAGATTTTGGTTTACTTATGTGATATATATTGGCCGACTTAAACTCTCTATATACTTCTTTAACTACTGGACCATATTGCCATTTTTGGAATGGCTCATCAAAAAGTAATTCATCATTATTTTTCAGATAATTAGCAGCAACATAGTATAAAATCTTTTGAAGCTTTAGAGGCGTTAATTCTCCTAATGGAACGTCTTCATCTTTGTTAACATACCAAATAATATAGTTAGCAATATCCATCGCCTTATAATTATTCATTATCCACCTCACATATAACACTTACATCAACAGAACTTAGAAACAACAAACTAAGATTTAACATTGTCGAAAATCAGTGACGGTGTACATTTTATATTCCTTGATATAGATATGACAAAAGGCAAGACTATACTTACCTTTTATACAATTCAAATTATAGCATTTGCTATAAATAAGCAATAGTGTGGAACATTAAGTTCCACAAAGATTTACAATCTCAAAGCTAATATTTTGATTCCCATGCTATGGTTGCCTCACTGTACAGCAATGCGTAAATTCCGACCAAATGCACTTTTGGTTACGTCAGTTTTTGACTTCCCCTTGTTTATCCACAGCTTTTTAAATTTGAATTTAAGCTCATCTCTAGAATATCATCTTGAATATGTTACAAAATCAAGCTAGGGGAAACATATGAGCGAAATTGCACCATCCATTATCCAGATAAAGCCTTATCTTACTCAAGGTATTGTTTTATCTGAGGCCTTATCAATCAAACAAGTTGTACCATCAACTCATCTACTTATCCCTTACGCATTAGAAAAAATAAATGCAGGCTTCCCAAGCCCAGCACAAGATTATGTAGATAAAGCTCTCGACATGAACGAGCACTTAATAAAAAATGAAACCGCTACGTTTATTGTGAAAGTTGCATCACTATCAATGCTCAATGCGGGTATAGATATTGATGATGAATTGATTGTAGATCGAAGTCTTGATGCCAAACACGGCGATATTGTTATTGCACTAATTGACAATGAATTCACAGTTAAACGTTTAATGATCGATGAAAAAGGTCAATGGCTTAAAGCAGAGAATCCGGATTATAAAAATATTTACCTTTCGGATGGCCAAGAATTAATTATCTGGGGTGTTGTCACTCATATCATCAAAATGACACGGCATTAATTCATGAAATATGAGAATAAAGTATTTTTTCTCATCGATGTAAATAACATGTACGTCTCATGTGAGAGAGTCTTTGACCCATCTTTGAATGATAAGCCTGTTATTGTGCTTAGCAATAACGATGGGTGCGCCGTTGCTCGTAGTAATGAATCAAAAGCTTTAGGCATTAAAATGGGTGTGCCTCTTTTTCAAGTTAAAGACATTGTTCAGCAACATAACGTAATCGTTCTTTCAAGCAACTATGCAATGTATGCAGAAATGTCACGGCGCTTTCACAAGATTCTTGGCTCATACGTTACTGAAGAAGAAGTTGAACCCTATTCTATTGATGAGTGCTTTGTTGATTTCACCGCTTATGAGAAGAACTTTGATTTAGAAAAAGTTGGTCAGCAAATGCGCCAACAAATTTGGAAATGGTTAGGCTTACCTGTCTGTGTCGGAATCGGCAGAAGTAAAACAGAAGCAAAGATTGCAAATCATATTGCAAAGAAAAACCCCGGCTTTAACAGCGTTTGTGATTTAGTGAATATGGATCCGTGCAATAAAGAATACTACTTTGCTCAAATAGATGTGAGTGAAGTCTGGGGCGTTGGTCGTAAGCACTCAAAAAAGTTGCAAAGCATGGGAGTTAATACAGTGCTTGATCTGGCATGTGCTGAACCACGTGAAATGCAAAAGAAATTTTCTATTGTCATGGCTCGCACGATCTATGAATTACAAGGTATCTCATGCATTGAGATCGAGCACACCCCATCCTCAAAAAAGCAAATAGTTGCAAGCCGGTCTTTCGGTGGTCGCGTAACTGAACTAACGGATCTTAAAGAAGCTATCTCTATGTATGCTCAAGATGCATGTAAACGCTTGCGTGATGAAGGGCTTTTATGCGGATGTATGATTGCTTTTGTTCAATCAAATCCATTTGACCCCAATGTACCGTTCTACAACAAATCAATCACAGGTTCATTTTCTGAACCGACTGACTGCGCGGTAGATTTTGTTAGAGCTGCAACAAGGATGTTGAACGAGATCTATAAAGAAGGAATTAAATACAAGAAATGCGGCGTAGTGCTGACATGTTTAGAGCCAAAGTCTGGCCATACTTATGACTTACTCACAGATTTTGAAGCTATAGAAAAGAAAGAACAATTGATGAAAACACTAGATAACGTACATACAAAATTTGGAAAGAAAAAACTCGGTATAAGTACGTGTTATGTGCCAGGTCGCAACTGGTCTATGTCACGGGATAAATTAAGCAGAAATCCTTTTTTGTGGGACGAACTGTTGACTATTAATAACTAGGGTGTGTTGACACTTTTCGCTTAAAAAAATAGCGAAGTAGTAAAATCAAATCACCAAACCCAATTTTACTATTCGCTATGCCTCGTACCATGCTGACAGATCAACACTGGCAAAAGTTGAAAGTTATTCTGCGTAATTTATCCATTCACCACAACTCAAATTTACGCAATTTTATTGAAGCTATTCTCTATAGAATTAGAACAGGCTGTTCGTGGCGAGATATTCCTTCTTGTTTTGGTCATTCAAACTCTATTTTCAAACGTTTTAATCGTTGGTCAAGCAGCGGTAAGTTACTTAGATTATTCAAATTAATAGCCTCATGCCCCGATATGGAGTGGATTTTTATTGATGGCTCTCATGTACGTGCTCATCAACATTCTGCCGGCATAGCGAATCAATCTATTTCTAAAAGTGTAGGAGGAAACTCCTCAAAAATACATTTGATTGTTGATGCACATGGCAATCCTATTGATTTCATGATTACCGATGGAACCACACATGATGTTAAAGTTGCGCCTGATTTAATATCAACATTAGATTTAAAAGAGACAAAAGTGGTATGCGCAGATAAAGGCTATGATTCAGAACCACTGCGTGAACAGATCAGGAAAACAGGGACTAAAGCGAATATACCAAAGAAAACGAATAGCCAATCGAACAATGACCATATGGACTGGTATTTATATAAAATCAGGCATTTAGTTGAAAGTATGTTTTGTAGATTAAAGCAATTTAGAGGAATAGCTACTCGATATGAAAAGCTCAAAAGAAATTATCAAAGTTCTGTTGCCTTAGCCTGTATATTTTTATGGCTACCTTTATAGGGTTAATTATGAACAGTAAGTGTCAACAGACTCTAGTTTTTGATGAAGAAAATTGAAAAATAAAAACAGGTGATTTGATCTGTCTTGATTAAAGAATAAAAAGCGCCTAGAAGGCACTTTTTATTCTTTAAGTAAATTTACGGCGTTAGAATGACTTTACGACAGTCTTCTTCCTTTTTATCAAAAATACGGTAACCTTCCGCAGCATCTTCCAGTTTCATGCGATGGGTAATAATCACATCCGGAGACAGATCTCCATTTTCGATATGTTCGAGTAACTGCGGCAAGTATTTATGCACATGGGTTTGTCCCATTTTAAAAGTTAAACCTTTGTCAAAGGCATCACCAAACAGGAAGCCATGAATTGGACCTGCATAAACCCCAGGTACACTCACCACACCGCCGCGTCGGACTGCTGCAATACATTGTCTTAGTGCTGAACCACTCGAACCTTCTAATTTCAGGTTGGTCATTACTGTTTCCAGAACACTCCCTTTGGCTTCGAAACCAACGGCATCAATAACTGCATCAACACCACGATAACCTGCTGTATTTTGAATAATAAATTCAGCTGCATCGACTTCATCAAAGTTGACCGGAATGACCCCATAGGTTTGATGAGCAAATCGCAAGCGATAAGGGTGATGGTCGACCATGAAGATCTGTTCGGCACCGAGCATCCGTGCACAAGCTGCAGATAACAGACCGACTGGACCAGCACCATAAATTGCCACTGTAGAACCACGGGTGACTTGAGCATTGGTTACTGCCTGCCAGGCTGTTGGCAGAATATCGGTCAGGAATAATACTTTTTCATCAGGCAAGGAGCCGGGAACCTTAAACGGTCCGACATTGCCTTTGGGAATCCGCACATATTCAGCCTGACCACCCGGAACACCACCATACAGGTGGCTAAAGCCAAACAAGGCCGCTCCTGGTGGAATCTGTTTTTTATTGAGAATTGCACCACGACCCGTATTGGTATTTTCACAGGCAGCCATCAGTTCATGTTCACAGAAAAAACAGTGACCGCATGCAATGACAAAGGGAATGATCACCCGGTCACCTTTTTTGACTTCTGTCACTGCAGGGCCGACTTCTTCTACAACTCCCATAAATTCATGGCCGAAAATATCACCGTCTTCAGTGGCGGGGATTTTACCCCGGTATAGATGTAGGTCTGAGCCACAGATGGCAGTGGCTGTCACCCTTAAAATAACGTCATCTGGTTCCTGAATCACTGGATCTGGAACAGATTCAACTCGTACATCCCGAGCACCATGATAGGTAAGAGCACGCATGCGGATTTCCTCTCTAGTTCAACATAAATAGTCTCAAATAAGGCTGCTGATTATTAAAAAGCCTTTTTATTAGAGCCTTATAACCTGACCTAGAGCTGTAAATTAATGTATGAAATAAGGAAGCCGAGTGTTTAAAAAATAAACTTATATAGTACTTGCGTAATTCACTACAAAATATGTCAAAAATCGAGTAAATGATTAGGGTCTGTTGAGAGGTTCCTTATTTTGTACCTTATATTTACGTAACGGATGAAGATTTAGAATAGTTTTATCTTCCTACCAAAATACCAATCACTGGAATACATTAATAAACTAATTAAAAAGAAGATTTTTTAAATTTAACTTATGATGAACTCGTCGAGATTATTAGTAAGGCTCGGATGACTGGGCCTCAGATGATTCCAATCCTAGGAACTGTTGTTTAAAAGGATTAAAAATTAAATGCAATACGAAAAGGTGCACCAGATAACGAGCTCTGCTCTTAAGTTTTTTGAAGACCATCTAAAATCTCCAATGATATGGCAAGTTTTTCCCAGAAACTTTTGTGAGGAAGCAAGTAGCTTACTATTAATAATTCTTCAACAAGAAGGCATAAATGATTTTAAACTCATGAAAGGGACAAATATTGAAAATGAACATCATTTTTGGTTAGAAAATGATGAGTATGTTATTGATCTTACAGCCCATCAATTTGATGAAATCATTTCACCCTTCTTGCTCATAGAGAAAAGTAAATACCCTTTAAGTAAAGTATTTTCACTGGATATAAGTGAAATTATTGATTTTCAAAACTGGGGTGGACTAGATCCATTTAAGCCTAAAATTCAAAGTATTTTTTATGTGGATTATTACAAATAAAGCCCTCCTCAGAGAGCTTTCACACAAATACCTACACTCACATTGCTATTGATCGTATGAGCTGTGCATCCTGTTAGGAGAAAGCATAGTAATACTAAAGCCTTCATGACATCCAACTTTTAATTTTGGCTAGATTGGCTTTACGTTCAACTAAGCCATTTGTACCACCATTAATGCGACGGGTTATAGTTAAAACGTCATCACGATCTGCAAGTTCATTCAACCCGTTGTTAGTCCAGAATTTACAAGCGACTAGCAAGCCGATACTCGGAATTGCTACAAGTTCGGGATGTGATTCAAAATCAATGCCCAATGCTCGACCATATTTTTGGTAGTTATCACGGCCAGTCAATTGGATCGGTCCACGGCCTTTAAAACGCACACCATCGCCAGCCATAATATTACCTAGATCTTTTCGACCTTCATAAGCTGCGCCGCTGGCTATTTCTTCCATGTATCGAAAATTTCCTGATTCATGTGCAAGCTGTGCAATGAAGTGGGCAAAGCGCAACTCATTGTAGAGAATCGCATAATCTTTGAAGTGTACGCTAGCAGCTAATGCCAGTTCTTCAGCTCGGCTTTGATTTGCGCCTAGCTTCTTAAATAAGGCTGTAAGGGTGCTGCGTCCAATCTTTCCATCAACTGCAACACCAAGTGTTCTTTGTAGATTGATAAATTTCATTTCAGTTTCCTATAAATGTAAAAAACCGCCCGAAGGCGGCATTAAGTGTTTTCGATGTCTTTTCTGGCTTTCTTAACTTCTTTGATTACTTCAACAATTGTCTTGCCCTCCTGTTTATCAATAAAGTTAAAAATCCATCGGACCAAAGCCCAGCCGGGAATCCCACAAATAAAGAAGAAGCCACCAAGAGCGATCATCCCCCATACATCAGTAACCCATTCATGAAGTCCCCACTTCACAATAATGAATGAGCCGCCAGCCAAACTTGATACAACCGTACAGATCAAACCAACTGCCCACTCTTGTGGTGAGCGTGGCATACGAGTCATTAATACAACTGCTGCAACCAAGCCGACTGCTAAAGTCACCATGATTGCAACCCCATATAATTTTAAAAGTGCTGTAAAACCGCTAGTGGAAACTGGTTCCATAAATTTCTCCAGATATTTTTAGGCAATAAAAAAGCACCCGAATTGGGTGCTCAAAGTTCTCTTAAGGTTTAAAGGGTTTGTAAGATTTTCCCTCCGTTAATCAATTGAGTTGTTAGAGGTGCCACCCCAACAATTGCAGGTCCACCCGGCCCTGGCTGGCCTTCAGTTGTGCCATGGTATTTCCAGTTCCACGTTCCATCATTAGTGGACTTGGTACCACGTTCGCCCCAGTTTCCGCCATCACCTGATAATGGAGATCCATAACGGTCATTTTGGGTTCGGTAACCTTTACCGGGCACTGCAGCTTCAGCATCGGTTACTTTGACAACCATAAAGTCACCATTTAAGTACCAACGCCAATCTTGTGAGTCGCTAGTAATAGGCTGTCCTGTCATTACCCGACCAAAAGGTGCACCAGCTCCTCCCGGAATACCCTGAACCCCATATGACAATCCAGTGTAAATACCACTTGGTGTTGCTCCACCACCTGAACCGCCTCGAGCTAACGTCCCTCCATCGATAATCAGGTTTAGTTTGCTGTGTCGATTCAATAAACCGGGTGCTCCCTGAAACCCATCACGCCGGGTTTTGGTAAAATTGAAGTCTGAATCTTTTTCCCAATCTCCGTAAGCTAGATGTGGCAACCCGCCATCTCCACCACGTCCAACAACAGCACCTTTAATAGTCAAATTTACCACGAGATCAGGTGGGAACTCCCCTGTATCTATCGCCGGTAATTCTGAGGCAGCTGGAACGATATACTCTCGTTTTGCAGGACTAGACTTATAGTCGAATTTATAGACAAATCTGGTTTCCGGTCGATAAGAACTTGAGCTTGAAACCAGCGCACCAGCTTCAACTACAAAGCTAATTTCTCCAGTCGTTGGTAAATCACCTCTTTGCATTTGATATAAACGTGCGAGATTAATATCAAGCTGGTCATATCGAATGTAGATCGGTGAATCATCAACCGGTACATCAATAAAGTCCTTGTCATTGAGGTAATAACGTTCATCGTAATTAATTGCAGTAATGGTATTAGAGAACTGGTCAGCCGGTTCTCTTTTCGCTACCAGATAAGGCAATGAGCCTTTGGTATCGTCATTAACCACCGTGTAGATAGTATTTACAAAATCATCAGGACTAAGCTTTAAGGCCCCGTTCGGTAAACGGCCTAAAACTACTTTGTTCTTGGCTGAACCCGATGTAATAGGAATTAGATCCACGGTACCATTCCCCATTTGCAGATAGATCACATAGCTCTTGCCTGCAATAAAATCTACATCATGGCTTAAGGTGAGGATTAAACCCTCTTGCTGTACCACCTCACCGCTTTGATGAATACCATTGCGATAATCAGCTACAGCAATCCGGTCACGTAAAACCAGTAATTCTGATTCAGGTGCCGCATCAAAGGTAATGGATTTACGTTGAAACCAAAGCTTATTCCAAAGCCGGTAAGCATTGAAATGAGCTTGCCACTTGTTCCGTACCCCAACTGACTTCACTTCTTTTGGGTTCTTTGCTCCTTTGTCCGGCAAATAGATATTAATACGACTATCGTCGGTCGGATCCGTGTATTCATAGATCAGTCCATCGTAGTCATCCATCACGCCAAAGGTAAGATCATGCTTGTAACTATCCGGAATGATATTCCTGAAGTTAAACAGCATTACCGAGTTATCAGTTGGCCGTTCAAAATAAAGCTTGAGTTTATTGTTTTGCCGATATGCGGTACAAAACACGGCATCACAAAGATTGGTGACCAGTTCTTCAAAAGATAGGTTTGTATCATCAATAGTGGTGCAGAACTCTGCCGCTAGTGGTGTACCGAAATAATCCACTACATCGTTATAAGTCCGATAGATATTTTCCAGATCTATTTCGTCGATCGTACGGCGGCCAATCTTGTCATCCAGTGCCATTGAAACCAGTGCATCAGCAAAGCTTGATGTTGGAAATAGTTCTGTCGTCATAGCCCCATTTTTATAGGTCGGCAACATCCGCTGAAGATCGAAATTGATCTTACGGGACTTAACAGATAAAGCTCCAGTGGTTGCATAAGTACGTGCACGAAAAACTGTTTCATGTTCATACACTGTGCTTTGCAAAGGATAAGCACCGTAAAGCGCCTGCCACTTTACTTCATCTACTACCGTTGTAACCGCTGGTGTTGGTGTTAAACGGCGTGCACGGACACTACAGCGACCCTGAAATGTCACCATGTCCAGCGTTGCACCAACGGTCTGACGTGACTTTGCCGAACCCTTTAGAATAATCTGCTTCAGCATTGGATTGCCAATGGCTGCACCAGATTCGTTAACTGGCGTTACTTCAACTTCAATCGTGACGTTTACAGCACCCTGATTTCCACCTGAAGAAACGGTATAAAGTCCATTACTAGCAACAAAGTTACATAGCACTCGGCTACGTTCAATATTGTCGAGAATGAATGGACCAATCCACTTCTCGCCAATAGATGAAAGCTTTGGAGATAAAGCACCAGTTTGCTGATTTGATAATTCCTTTAGCTTTAGCCAGTTGGGGTTTACCGCAGCCGGATTAGACAATGCCATACGGTCATCAGCTACCGATAGAACGCTATATGTACCGTTTAAATCATAAGTCTGGCCGTTGTAAGTAAACGAAGCATTTGTGATTTCTACCCGGTCATTACTAACAAACTTAGTTGTTAAATCAGTATTGTTTGCAGATGCACGCAGGATCTCATTTGGATAGGCAAAAAGAAGATAGTTGGTACCTTCCAAGCTTTGAGTATCTGCCGGACGCAAGATCTGGCCATTCACCGAGTTTTGATGCTGAACCGTTAGTGGCGGCGTGGTAATTTCGGTACCAAGCGAAAAATATGGCTCACCTGAAACAATATCTACACCTGGTCGAAAGACTTCTACCGATGCGCCGGCAATATCAACAATGTTGGTTTCACCGTCATATGCACCGTTAATTTTATAGTGACCACGACCAATACAACCAACAACATGCTCTACTTCGACATTGTTTTCATATACCTTGTAAGGCACAGTAATCAGATCAGGGGTATCGTGAGCGGCACCATAAATATCTGCGATACGACCATTTACGCGAGTTTTATTTTCACGGTTTGATAATTCGTTATTTGCAGACGAGGATTGATTGTTATTCTGGTTGGTTTGGGTAATTGATGGTACTGGCATTAATAATGCAACAGCCACACCCATAACTATAGAAGCAACCGCTATCCAAGCTAGAGTTATGGGGTCTATACCCTTGGGATTCTCAATTACAATGAAAGTGCCTGGCAAGAAATCAAGCTGCTTTAATTCATATGCATTCTTCGGTGTGACTTCATTCGCAAATGAAATTTCCGCATGATCCATATTGCTTATGGTATGAAAAATACGGACATGCTCAGGCATATGGTCATATTTTGAAGTAAGCCATTGACCCAAAGTTTCAGCGTGTTCAATTGTTTTGTCTTCGGATAAAGGGTCTTGTTTATAAATAATCTTAATCATAGAAACTCACACGATTAAATCCAAATGCTTGAACGACTTGAATTGGCATCCATGAAACGCCTGATTCCTGCAAATGCAAAATACGCCCCAAACGAAAAAGCCCCACATGTGGGGGCTTGTTTCGGTATCTCGAGTGAAAGGCGACTATGCAGCCTTCCTTGGGCATGGGCAGTGGATTTAGTAACTTCAATCTTGATGGCAGAAATACCTTCTCTTTGACGGGCTTCATAAAAAACTCAAGCGCCTCTCCTCGATCAATATCATATAGATCCATTGCAGCTTCATGCGCGAAGTGAACACAGTTGTAGTATTCCTCGTCATATTGCTTATCGAGCAAATGATCGTGACTCTTCATATAGCCCCCTTCAAACCACTAAAACGATCCAGTGCAAAGATATCTCCAGTCTTCGCAGTATTTAATCGTGGTGATTCAGCCTTGAATGTCACAGCTTTATGATTCATGGCAACACTGGAGAGTTGTAGACCTAGTAGATAAAACATTGGTGTATTCAAGTTATCTGAACTATAAAGGCGGTAATTTACGGTCGGCTTTACATTAGAATATTGCCCCTCAATTACCCGTTCAAACTCATCCGGCAAAATATCACCAAGCCCAGATATTGAAACGGTCAAAGTCTGGTCCAGATCACCGAGCATTCCGGATCTTTGAATTGTCATAGGAAGGTATTCGTAAAATACTTGCCCCGCGCCTTCATTGTGCTGAACATACACCCCGCGATCATCATTACGTACCACCCGGTAAGTATTCATAAAAGAAGGGTGTGATAGTTCAATACATTCCAGTTGATAAACATCTACTTTTCGATTGAAAAAGAATTTGGCATATTCGTTATCCATTAGACCTCCCAATCTTTGATAAGTGCCTGATCAGCGATAAGGTTAGGCTGGTTTTGAACAACTTCGAGCTGTGCATTTACCCGGTAAAGGTTGCCATTCACTTCATTGGTCTTGAACGAGTTTGGAATGAAATTGCATAGATATTGCTGACGTGTTCCCTGATCAATCACCAGATCCGCATAGAATGAGGCTGGCTTATTCTGGTAGATCCGCCAGAAAGCCATCATTTTATTGAAATCGGTTTTACTTAAATTCCAGTTCACATCAACAATGTGGCTATTCCGTTTTACATCGATGTAATAGCGACCACGTCCGCCATCCATCTGCTGACGTTTCACATCATCACCTGGTGTTACGCCATAGCCGCTGGTCTGAGGATTTAGCTTTAACTTGTACATAACTTTCCTTCAGGCAATAAAAAACCGACCTTTAATTAGGTCGGTTCTTAATATTCAAATTGATTTATTTTAATAATAGCCATGCAACGCCTCCTAAAGCACTTATCAAAACTGAGATTGCAATAATAAGTAATGCATAACTTTGGATCTTACCTACATAATCAGCACCAGATTCGCTCATTTTTCCATCTACCTTTAAATGTGATTTTGATGTATGATTTGTCATATAGAGATTTCTCCTCTTAACTTTGATCGGTTGAGTTGAATTGAAAACCTCAGTGCGCCAACACTGGGGTTTTTGCTTTTTGGAACTTTATAAATTTCCAACCTGTTTATCCTCATGCGGTTTTTCCGCATACAGACATAAAAAAACCACCCGAAGGTGGTCATTTCATAATATTGGCTGTCAATGGGTTTTAGAAGTAGGTGTAGGTTTAAGGTGTCAACAGCACTTGCCCTTCTATAAGGGTAAGTTCAAATTTATCTCTCCTTATACCTGTCGCTTTAAAAGGTATCTGTTACACTCCATTAACATTTCTCTCTTCTATAAGTGCAACTTTAATTTTTCCTCCTTATACCGTTATCTTTAAAATGTTTTAGTTACATTCCATTAACATCTCTTCCTTCTATAAGGGGGAATCTAAAACTATCGATTCCGTCTTGCTGTCGTATTCTCAGTCAAAGACCGACTAATGGTTGAGTTTGGATTTGCGATTTGATCACTTACAAGCTTCGGTACCGTTCTTGGAAGCTGCTTATCCAGTTCATCTTTAACAATGATCCGGACTGTTTGCTCATCCAGTTGTTCGGCTTCAACTGTCGCCCCACTCACCTGATTAATCACTTCAATTTTAAAATTGATTGTCGGTGAAGCAGGCTCAATTGAAGGCATTATCTCAGCTTGAGGGCGTGAAGTACGTCCTAAAGTAAAATCCTGAACATCATCCAGATTTGAACGATCCTGAACTAAGCCATTGGATGAGAAGTAGACCTTGCCATCATGGAATAGGTCAGAACTTGCCGAAGATGCTGCAGTAGGTACGCTACCATTACCTTTATAAATAATCTGAGTATCTTGAACCGGTTGATTAAAGATGTCAGCTTGCTTTTGGCTTTCTATAAAGGCACTAGAGCTCATCATTGCACGGCGCATGACACTATCTGCCGAGGCCTTGTTATTGAGAAAAGCTTCAGGGTTTGCACTCTTACGCATTTTCTCAACTAAACCAACACCGCCCCATCTTTTAATGTCTTCTTGGGACCATACAATCTCGCCTTTGTGCACAGCTCCAGCAACTTCATATTTCCCACCTCGACCAGTGTAACCACCGTCAGCAAAGCCTTGATCTTTGATTGCCCGGATGTTTGCAATGATACTAGCGCCTTGAGCAACCGCCCCAGCAATCAACGGTAAATTAAGAGGAAAACCAGCTTTTGAAGCTGCTGCAATATTTTGCTGAATCGCAATACCGGCAGCTGCAATCGCATAAGCTTTATCTGCAGCGAACATTATTTTGTATGCTTTAGACTGCTCACCAAACATTGAACCAAACATCGATGTGAGTGAACCCATCATTTGGCCACCAAATGCAATTTGAGTGTTCAAGCGATCTTGTTGATACTTATCTTCAATATCCTGAGCATTCTTTGCATATTCAGCAGCAATCTGATTACGTTGATCTTGAGCAGCTTGAATGATAGCTGTTTTCTGGTTTTCGTAATCCTGCTGCTTAATTAGTCCAGCTTCGAATTGAGCATTCAAACCATCTAAAGAGTTTTGCTCATTCAGGTCGGTAGCAGCAAATTGACTATCTGCTAAATCATTTGCAGCATTTAAACGGCTAAATCGTTCCTGATCCTGTCTGAAGAACTCGCTGGTACCATTCATATCAGCCTGAATACCACCCCAGTTTTGAACAGCGTTATTCACCTTATCGCGAGTCTCTTTATCCTGATTGGCTTTAGAGAATGCGATTAGCTTTTGCCGCTCTTCTATAGAAAGCTTGGTATTCTTAAGAATTTCCTCCCGTTCGAGTCTGTAACGTTCCTGCATTGCTTGCGTTTCGGAAAGTAATGATAAGCGTGCCTGAAATAAACGCTGTTCCTGAGCTAGTTTTAATAACCCTAATTCTTGCTGTTTTTGCTGTTCCAGCAATTCAATGGCTTGCTTCTGCTCAGACTTACTTAATTCAATGTCATGAGCTGCATTGAACTTTTTACGGTTAAAGTTCTCTTCAAGTAACTGTTCCTCAGTTTTCTGGAATTCCTTGTAGTCTTCCAGCTTGCTTCTAATTGCTTGTTTAGCAATATCCACATCATTATCAGCACGGCGCTGTAATTCTGCCTTAATTTCAGCTGTTCGTTCTGGCGAGAATCCTGCCTTATCAACGTCTTCCAATCTAACTTTCAAATTATTCTGGATCCGCTGTACTTCAGAAGCTACTTCATTTTCAAGAGACCGCTGAGCATCTAATTGACGATCAAGTTGAGACTGAATGTCACCAGCTGCCTTATCACTGCCCTTACTCGCACCGCCTTTCACCTTGCTCTGCATCTTGGGAGATTGATGTAGAAGCTTAAGAGACACTCCATCCTCAAAGATCACTTCACTGACATAACCACCTCCCTTGCTGTCATACCATGTCTTGATATCTTTCACAGCAACATTGGTCGTGATTGGTGTTCCTTCAGGCATTGAAAAATCAATACCCTTATGAAATGAAGAAGCCCCTTTAGTTGGGGCTTTTCGTGGACCATAATTAGAACTGATCTTGTAGGAAGTTAAAGGTTTTCCACCTGCTTGTAATCGAGCCAGATGTTCATTTGAAACTTTCTGGCCAGACATTGAACCACCATAACGGACGTCAAGATGAGGGCCAGTGCCAATACCAGATTGACCGGAAATACCGATTAGTCGTTTGCTGACCTTTTCTTGTTTCTCTAACTCTTTAGTGCGCGCCTTATCCTTGTTTACAAGAGCCTCAAGAGCATTTTCCTGCGCAACAATACCTTTAATGATTTTGTCTTGCTCTACGGTTACACCCGAGTAACCTTTTTTCTGGTTCTCCCTGTATGTCTGCAAAATTAAATCAGCCTCTTCAACTGATCTTCCATATTTTTTAATAAGTGTAGTTTTAAAAGCTGCATCCCATTTACGATCTGCAAGCGACTTATTGATGTCTTTAAGCTTTTTATTAAGCTCGGTAACGTCTTGAACTGCTCCTTTCGCACCTTGACTAACATCATTAAAACCTGCTTTTGCATTAGCACCAGAAGTACGAACCTGATTTAACTCAGAGTTTGTTTGCTTCACAGCTTTCGTGTTTTCATCTACTTTCTTCTTGCTATCAGCCAGCTGGTTAATTTGATCCGAACTGATGAATGAAAGTTGATTTAATCTATTGAAAGCTTGGTTTACATCAATAACGCCAGTTTTTAATTCTGCCCATATTCGATAAGCTTCAGCACTTTGCTTATTGTTGTCAGTGATAGACTGAGTAAGTAACAAGAACTCGTTCTGAGATTTAGATAGTTGAGCATTCTGTAAACTTAGTTGCTTTGTCAGTTCATCTTCCGCTGCTCGCTTTTGTGCACCTTCAAGCTTCATGAGTTCATCAGCTGCCATGCTTGCATAACGTGATTGCTTCTCAAGCATGTCATTGGCTTTATCGCCATTGTCACGCATTAAAAGATATCCGGCAGCTAAACTTGCTACTGTAATGCCCATACCAACTGGACCACCAAGTAAACCTAAAAGCCGTGATCCTATCCCTACACTTGCCGCACCAGCTGCTGCTGATCTTGATTGAGCTACAGCCAATGCTTCTTCAGCAAGTGCCAATTCTCTTGTAACTTGAGCCTCAATTTTCTTTAACTCAGCCATACGAGTTAATGTCGCTGTTCTGCCTTTTTCAGTAATTTGAGATTTAAGGCGCTGTACTTCTAGAGCTTTCTCAGCCGCAATAGCAGCTAAAGTTGCTTGAGTATTTGCAACAACTGTTTGAGTGCTAATTACTTGTTGAGCTGCAGCTGCGCGCTCGGCTTGAATTGCAGCATATTGCGTAACTGTTTGAGCAGCTAATTCCTTAATTTTTGCAGCTACAGCAACACCTGAGGCATAAATTGCAGGAATGTAGGTTCCAAGCCAATAAGCACCACCAACCATCATTGCAGAAGTTAAAACATCTAGGTTTCCAGCTAAAGTCTGAATGTTGCCCGCTAAAACTTGTGCTGCACCTGAGCCCTTTCCTGACTCCCCAACAAATTTAGTAATCTCGTTGTTGAGCAGCGTCAAAGACTGTCCAATAGTGATATCGGTTTTTGCAAAAAGTGCATCTACATCTTTTTCTACATTTCTAAGCGCTTTTACAATTTCTTGTGAAGTAATTTTTCCTTCAGCTGCAACAGATCGCAACTCTCCTACGGTGATTCCCATACCTTGAGCAATAGCCTTTGCTAATGCCGGGGTTTGCTCCATTACAGAATTAAGCTCTTCACCACGCAACGTTCCGCTTGCCAAGGCCTGCCCAAACTGAACTAAAGCTGCATCAGCAGCTTCTGCACTTGCACCACTAATTGCTACAGCTTTAGAAACTGTTTCAGTTAAACGTGCTGTGTCATCCATTGTGAGGTTTAAAGTTTTGGCATTATCACTAAAACGCTGGTATACCTGTAACACAGAATCCCAAGCTGAATAGGTTTTTTGAGCAATTCGGAAAGTGTCTTCCGTTGCTTTATTTAGTTCAACTTGATTGTTAGTGACTAACTTAAGGCGATTTTGTAATCCAGTATATGTATCCATCTTTGAAATGGCTGAACCTACTGTTAATAAACCAGCCATGTGTCCAGCTAAAGCTCTGGTGGCTACAGACAAGCTGTCCATAGACTTAGATGCAAACTCACCTTTACGCTCAATACTATCTAATTCATTGCCTAGATTACGCGCATTACGTTCAGCATTTTGCGAATCAATAACAATGACCAAACGGGATTCTTGTGCCATCTTTACTTTCCTCTAGGCAATAAAAAACCCACTCAATGAGTGGGTTCTGTTTAAGTTAAAAATAATTACTAAGCTGGGCAGTTAAACCAGTTCGGTCGTGCTAGAAATCTTTGTCCATTAGACATGGCTATCACCGAACAGTTTGCATCGATCAAAGGCTCATTTTGTAGGTTCCTGAAATCCAACAATCGAGCAATATCTCGCGCTGCTTCATTCGCTTTCACTACTAAGTGTGAGTAATACGCGAACTTCTTCACATCAAGCATTTTTACAGCAAGCAGAACTGGAACGATTTCATCATTTTCTATGATGACTGCTTCAGTAAGTTTGCGAACCAGCTCATAGGCATCTTTATCAAATAAAGGATCTTGAGGTTTCTTTTCCTCTGGTTTTGCCTTTAAATCCATAACTTCTAAATAATGCTTAGCATCCTCAAAGTGAATAGCTCGTAATTCTCGGTAACTTGCTGAGTATTTAAAGTGATTCTTTAAACGACTCCACATTTGCACAATCAAATTTTTATTACCTTTTGCTCTTGTATGAACAATGTTGTAAAGAATGCCAGCTTGTTCTGGTGAGATAGTTTGTTTTCCATTAAGCAACCATTCCATCACAAGTGAATCATAGGCACGAATTACCATTAAATGAAATTTAGGGCTAATCCACATTGCATATGCATAAACTAGTTCTTTTACTCCAAATGTCCCAACTCCATTGACCACTTTTACAGCACTCCTCATATTTGAGGGGTGGTCGTTTTCTGAGCTTCTCATATTTGAGAAGCTGTCGATTTCTTTGATTAATTCTTGCGTTTGCTCATTACGCAAAAAGTTAGCAGGCTTATGTTTAGCCAAGTCTCCACTAGCCTTGTGAAGGTCATTCAAGCAATAACGCCCATCTTCATCTTGGCGAATAGTAAATTCACCAATAACTAATGGCTTATTATTTGGATTTAAAAAGTTTTGTGTTAAATTAGACATGTTGTCTTTCCTGTAGATTGCGACATCAATTAAGCCCTGTCCGCCAAGATCATGGGCTTTTTTGTTGCCTATTGATTTCATGCTTTCGCACTCTCTCGCGTTAGTTTCTTTTTAAGCTCTTCAAAATGTCTCACTAAGTAGTTATTCAGAGAGCGCCCTTCTTTCTTTGCCTGCTCTAACAAAAACTCTTTTAGCTCCTCAGGCATCCGCGTATTCATTTGTACAACATTCATAATTTCTCCTTTATAGTCTCACATCAAATGTTAGCGTTTTGCTATGTTAGCAATATGCTAATATTGATGTCAATATTTTTTGATAGCATAATGCTAACAACCTTCAATTTAGTTGTAATATAATGGCTGATATTCAATTTAATCTACGCATTCCAGAGGAATTGAAAGAAAAGATTAAGCAAGCCGCAACTGAGAGTGGCCGATCAATTAATGCTGAAGCTCAATACAGGCTTGAGCAAAGCTTTGAATTACCACGTTCAATCAATATGGAAAAAGTGCTGCGTTTTATTGATGCTGTTAACGCTTTAGAAAGAATTGAAAAATTGGAAAAGGAATTGGATTCTTTAAAAAAAATAGAATAAGTTCAATATAATTACCACTATATGAAAAAGCACCCTAGGGTGCTTTTTATACAAGATATTATTTATTCTCATGGTAACGAAGAATACTAGCTACTTTTTGAAATAAGTAGCCTGCAAGGAATCCATTAAATATAATTCCGATTCCTGTTGCTATCATAACTCCAGACCAAACCGTTTCTTTACCATAGTAAGAAGCTACTTCAATTCGACCAAATGCAAGAATAAATAAAAAACCTGCGATAAAGCCAAGAGCTATTAACACCCACCCGATAGCATTACAAACTTCACTTTCTCTCATTGGTTTATATTGTGGTGCACTCATCTTAATCTACCTTGTTAAAGTTCTTCAAAACTTTGTAAGTAATATCTTGATTAGTGGCATCAATTACTTCCAATAAAGCACCTTTATAACCTATTTGCTTAGATTGGCTTAAATCATATTCAACATCATTATTGAATGCAGGACGTGCTTGATTACTTGAGAATTCACGGTACCCGACATTAATTTTATTTCCAAATTTTCCACTATAAATTAATGTTTGTTGGAAGGAATTATCTGATGCAATTGCTACTGTCTTCATAGTAGCTTGATGTTTATCAGTACAGTTTTTTGCATTAAATACTGTTACTACACAGAGCTTACCTTCAGTATCTAACATAACTACTTTAAATGGGTCAGCTAAAGGGTTTTTCTGAACCATCCCCCCACCACTGACAGTGTTGAATGGCTGAAAATATTGCCCTTTTTCATTTTTGCCTGTTTTTAAGTAAATGCCTGAAGTAAGTGAATAAGCAAAACTAATTTTAATATTTTCAGGGACGTTTAGAACTTCACGATCAACCACCATTCCCTGTTCAAGCATTTGATCCCCTACAAATGCTTTATTAACTGATCCAATTGGCGGTTTGCTTATATTTTTAGGTATAGCTTGATAATTATAGGCTGGAGTAGCGCACCCCACCAACCCAAGACCAATTAAACCCGCAGCCAATATTTTTTTCATGAATTTCACCGTTTGTTATAAAGTGTACTAACTTTAACAAACTGGTTACTAAATGTCACATAAAGGAAAACCACCCGAAGGTGGTCTTTTAAATCAGGCTATGCATGTAAAAGTTTTTCAGCACCAGCAGCCAAGAAAGCCGATCGAGTAGTATATCTCTTACCTTTACCTACATTCTCATCAATTTTACGAATCAAACGGCTTGGTAAAGTAACATTGATTTTTTCTGGTTTACCCAGATAACGACTAACATCAACTTCGGTAACCGCCCAGATCATTCCTTTATATTCAGGATCATCGACAAATTTAACTAGTTCGGAAGCTAATGGGATTTCCTCACCATCTTCAGCCAATATTTCTAAATGGCCTGAAATAGCTTCTTTAACATTCTCAATAGCTTCTTCAAGTGTGTCACCAGCACTAAAACAACCTGGAATATCAGGAACAGTGACACCAAATGCCTCAGTATCTGATCCTCGTTCAATTGCAATTGGATATAACATCTCAACACTCCATGCCCTTGGCATAAACATATCGCCCACTGCGTTATGATTAGTTGTAAGGGATATAGTATTTAAAGTCGGGAAACAGCGGGTCAATTTAGACCCGCTTGTTTCAAAATGCTTTTAACAGTTCCGTTTGGTAAATCCTTTTTAGGATGTGGGATTGTAACTAACCCCTTTTTGGTTGGGTGTTTAAAGTGATGATGACTTCCTGAAACCCTAACCTCATACCAACCATCTGCTTCAATCATTTTGATTAAATCCAGACTTTTCACACCAATCCCTTATTAACTTGATGAGATAATAATAACCCTAGAGTTATTATATGTAAATAACTCTAGGGTTACTTTTTTGAGGACTTGGAATTTATTTTTTTATGGGCTTCATCTAAAAACAAGTTATCCAATGCAAAAATACAGTCATTAAAGATATGAGCAGCTACTGGTAAATCATTATGCTCTGCATAGACATTGATTGCCTGCTGATCTAAAGATAACGGGATGCCCTGCTCATACCGTCTGGATCTGGCAATAGTACTAAATGCCGAAAGAATAGAGTCAGCCGCATACGAATATTCTGGCGGATCCGGAATACGGCCGCCTAAGAACTTGATTTGCTCGATTTCGTGCGGCGTTTTCGACGCATACGTTTTTTGGTATTTGTAGAGCTCAATGACTTTCCCAGAATTAAAGCCTTGTCCTTGTCTGCGTCTTCCTGAATCTTCTGAGCCTGTTCTTTAATGAATAGCCAGATTGAAATACCAATATCACCAAGATTAAGAAGCTTTGAGGCATTCTCAGGTGTATATGGCTTTTCAGATTCAACCGTTTTACCGTCTACGATTTCGGCAAATACCACACCTTTCCAGTCTTCAATTAAGTGGGCAGCACACGCATCCATTAACAATTCATGGTAAAGCTTGGCATTTTCATCTTTGACCATCACATCATAGCCTTTGGATGAAATCTGATTTCCGGCTCGTTCAATTGCTACCTGAAAAGGTTTATAGGCGATACCACGGACTTTGAACTCTGCCTGTACTTCGCCATCAACCCCCTTGTATTCACACCATTTTGATACGTCCGAGCTTTTAATAATTCCGACTTTTAAAGCCATAACAACCTCTGAAATTTTAGAAATAAAAAAGCCCATGGGATTCCATAGGCTTTGTTACTGAATAAGTTGATTACACAAGAGCACGTACAATTGTTGGCGCTGTACGAACTTGGGCAAAGTTGATATCTACAGTAATGATGTCATCACCACCACCATCCGGGTGATTGGCTTCCATGACTTCCAATTGCGGGAAGTTGAACGAATATTTACTTCCTTTGCTGTCTCTGATGTCGAAGGTCAGTGTAAACACATCACGGGTTTTGATTGCATCAATCCAACCAGCAGCTGTGGCCGAGAACATGAATGAAGCATTCGCTTCGATATCCATCATCTTCTCTAAATAAAACTCTGGAGTGTATTTACCAGATCCGATACAACGGATTGCTTCAAGGTTATTGTTAATAGAAATGGTCAAAGACTGTAGACATGCTTTGCCTTGAATTGACTGGCCGTTTACAAGCAAGTTTTCCACGTTCGGCATACTGACAAGCGGACGAGTCGAAGCTGCAACCGGATTCACTACAGGGTTAGTTTGCTGACGAGTAAACGAGCTACCTACAAGACCAAAGTTACCAGTAATTTTTCCAGTGGTCTGGATAGTAATTTCACCAGAATTAACCTGTACTCCACGATAAATAAAGACTTGGCCAACATCTTCGAAAACTTTAACCAGCGTTAATGACTTACGTACCGTACCACCAAAACTTAAAGCGTTACCCGCCCAATTATTGAAGGCTAAAGCACTTAGGAATAGATCAAATGTTCCAAGTGATAATTCAAACTCTAACTGACCTGCTACTTCTGCTTCAGTAACTACCCCACCTTGTCGAAAACGTGAATCAACCACTTCACTGCTTTCTTCAGTAGAAACATTTTCAGATAAACCATCACTTACACGGCGAACTGTGTACCAGATCGGGTTTGCTGGAGTTGTTCCTAAAACTGCTTCTTCACAAGCATATAATCGAATTTTTGCGCCTGAACTCATTTATGGTTCTCCAAAATTTAGGCAATAAAAAACCCGCTTTTTAAGCGGGTTATTAAAGTGTTTCGTCTGTGTCTGAGATTTCTGGCGGTTCCACGCCATTCATGGCTGCAGCAACTGCCTGAGATAAGTTAGTAGGCTGGAAATCCACTGGTGTTTCACTCAAAAGCTCTTCAGGCTCTGGTTCAGGTTCTTCATGCAGACGAATATCAATCCAGCGGCCTTCTGGAATATCAAGTGGATTTTCGAGATCAGCTACAATGGCTGCCTTTTCCACATCAAACTTACGTTTATAAGTTTTAATTGAAAGATCACCATTTTCTAAGGTTGAATATTCAACTGCTACGACTGTATTACCGTTAGCATCTTTAGGCACTTCGATGTACCAGCCTTCCTGAGCAAAACCTAATGAGCCTTTCACTAAGTAATCACCAGTACCCAACTTATCGAAAGTGATTGGTTGCTTAGCTGCATCGTTATTTAGCTCAATATGACTTTGGAAAAGCTTAACGACTGGCGAAGCGGCTTTAATAAAGCCTGAACCATCCACGGTTGTATTGTGTTCTCCACGCAAAGCGTACCATGGGGTGTAAGTACCCTGATATGATTTTCGTCTAAAGCCTATATATGTTGCTGAAGTTGCAATACTTAAATTAGCAGCATGTTCGCTTGCACTACCCGCATTCAGCCCAAGAATATACTGGGCCTGTGCCGTAGGATAATCACCTGCAGCTGCCGCACCTGCACTAGTGCGTTGTAATCCAATAAATGAACCACCTGCATCAAAACCGGATAATGCTGTTGACCCCAAGTTTTTATTTGCAGCAAAACCATTATTCACGATTCGCTGAAACTCTGTTGAGCTGGCATCCAGTAATCGCTTCCATGGCGTCCAGTTGGTTAAATCTGAGGTAGAGCGAAACCAGATCCGGCCGCTTGATGCGGAAATATACACCTGATTACGGTAACTATTAGAGCCAGCAACGTTCAATACAAGCAACGACCCAACAGTACCAGCTTCAGGAAAGTTTAAAGCAAGAGTTGCACTGGCAAATGTGTCATTGCCATAGAACCCCACGGTGGTCATATTATTGAGATCATTTCCATTAACATCAGTATTCCGTAGCGGCTGTCCTAAACCAAAATCGCCTACACGGAGTACCCGTCCAATCGTATCATCGGAAAATGAAGTCGTTAGGTTTGCAGCTGCAGCCGTTCCAGCCCCCTGAACTTGTGAAAGCTGTGGGCTTAAGTTTGGAATACCCGAAGCAAAAGGCAACATGAACTGCCGTTTACCCTGCGAAGCGTTATAAGGGAACGGCCGATGATCCCAATTAAATTTAAATACAAGATTTGCCATTATGCTGTCACCCCATCAATTACTTGGAAAATCAAAGTATCTGTATGCTGGGTAACTCCATTCACGACAGCCTTAATATCCATCTGACACAAACCTAAAGGCCAAGCTGCTGTGCTTGCACCTGATTTAACGTTAAGCCATCCCTTCTGTGTGCTCTGGTTTAGAGCTGTGCAAGTCAAGGTAGCCACAGCTGCTCCATCAGCCAAAGCTTTAATCTGTGAAGTAAAGGTATAACCCGTCAGATCAATTGCACGGCGAACATCATCGGGTGGATATTGCAAAGTTTCATCCATATCAACTAGCTGCAAGTTCAAGTTGAAAGTGTCACCACGCTTAAAAACAAAATTGCTCATAAGTGATTCCTATAGACATAAAAAAACCACCGATGAGGTGGTAGTGAAAGATTGGTTTGTTATGTGCTTTAGTTAACTAAAAAACTTATTGATACATTGTATTGAATGAAGTCAGCATCTTTACCCGCATAAATAGATTGACCATTCAAACATTCTAAGTGTTCGATTGTGAAATATTCAAAATGAGCAAGTAATGCATCACTCAATTTTGTGATTTCAATTATTCCTGAATTGGGACGTACAAAGCATTGAATCATGATATTACCGGTACGGCGAGTACATGGCTTATCTGCAATGCCAGAAGTAAAACTGGGACCACCTGCAATCGTTAAGCGGCACCAAACACCATCTTTAGGTACATTAAAGCCTGGTAAATTTGGATACTGGATTCTGTCTTGCGTAATACCGGTAAAAGCTTGCATACGATCGATAATAGCTTGCCTTGTCTGCTCTAAAGTCATTGCCATTTTAGCCGCCATACTTCTGAGAAATAAAGGTAAAGGTGATGTTGTAAATTCCTTGTGGTGCTTGATCAGACCACCCATTTTCTAAGCGCTCTGCATAAGGCTGGTTGTTCTGGATATAAACTAAATTGCCCAACTTAAACTTCACAGCTTGAATAGCTGCATCCTGAATAGCATTTGTTTCAGGTCCACGGACACCATAATCACCAGATCCAATTGAAACGATATGCGAAGCACGATAAGCGCCAGTATCAACAGGACTTGAAACCACTAAAGACTGAACAGCATCCATTGTAATTTTCTTTACCTTTTCCTCTGCTGTTTTAGCCACATCAAAACTAAATTCAGTTGGCTTTTTCCCCTTCCATCCCATCATTCACCTCGCTTTCTTCATACATTTTAAAAAGGTCTTGAGCGATCGCCTGAATTGAATAAGCTTCAAATTCCACACTAGGCTCTCGCTCACCCATTCTCCGTTTTACTATTTGCCAGACATGAACCGCTTCATGTAAAAGCAATCCGTAAACTTGAATTTGATCTTTCTCTGACGTATCCCCGATTTGGACAATCGCATATGCACCATTAGAAAAAGTACTAACCTGTGCATCCGCTCCCATATCCAGAAATTGATCGGCTTTATCCATATCTTCAAATAACAAATCCATGTGTAGTTGATTTCGAGCAAGCGTGTAATGCACATGCTGAAAAGGTGTGATGTACCACTCTGGAACATATTCGGTATTAACCATTTTAGCCCCTACACTTTTCGAAGCTGACATTTCCAGCTTGCACTGATTGGATCTTGTTTGATATGCATGATGCGATATGTACCTTGCGCAGTACTCCATTCGTCATCAATCATCGGCTCTTTGGTAACTTCATTCTGCAGCACAGTTGCCTTTTTATCAGTAGCCAGTACTCCAAGCGTCTGAATCTCATATTGACTGTATGAGCCAAACAGAACGCCACGACCAGAATAGTTTTCTTTAACCTCAATAGAAGTTTCAGTTTTAGGATCCCAATTAGTTTTTGAGATCCGCTCACATGTAAAGGTATGAACGGCATCTGCTAAATCATCATTAAATGCTTCAGCAATGTCTGCCTGAATTTCGTCACGTAAGCCCATATCATGCCCTGTAAAGAGGTATGCCAAAGCCATTAAAACTTGCATTTGGATCTTTCAAATCAAGTGAGTCAATAAAATCAATTGCTATCTGTTCAAAGCTAGAAATTGCTTCAGATCCGTCTTGATATTCTTTTTCTGACTCAACAGAATCAGCTTTAACTTTCTTGCGCTTCAGCTGCTGATCTTTGCCGTTATAAATTACCTTGGCCAGAATTCCTTTGATAATTTCACAAGCTGCATCCTTAAGAAGTGGGTCAATAGGATCTGGTACAAAACCTATTCTGTTTTTCATCCAGACATTTGCCAGTTTAACCAGACGAGCTTTATCACTGTCTGGTGCAAAATCGCTGCCCAAAATTGAATTTGCGTCATCTACAGTAATAAAGCTCATTGCATTATTCCTTCGGGATTAATTTAAGGAGTTCTGCTTTTGTTGCAGAAGGCTTGTAGCCAATGTTCTTACTAGCCAAATACTCTTTTAATTGATCATTTGACCAGTTTTCAAAATCATTAACTGCCGTTTCTGTTGTTGAATTTTCTGCCGCTTTTCCAGATTCCAATTCAGCGATACGCGCTTGCATAGCAGCAACATCATTTTTAAAAGCCTCAAACTCTGCTTGAATGCTTACCACTTTTCCTTCAGCCGCTTTAGTAGCATTGTCAGCTTGGAGTACTGCATCTTTTAAACGTGTGTTTTCAGAAATTAACTCTGAACTATCACCATTAGCTTGTTCCAAGATTTCGATTTTCTGTTTAAGTTGCCCGTTTTCTTCAATAACCTTTTCACAGTCAGCTTTTGCTTGATCAATGACTTCTTGCAGCTCTGGAGTAATTCCAACCGCTACATTTACAGTGGCCAAAGTTGTTTTTGCAGGTTCTTCCAATTTGCGAACTTCAACTGGAACTTCTAAAGATTCGTAATCCTTTTGAATCTTTGGATAATTACCGTAAATAATTACCTCTTTTGCTTTCAGATTTGGGGTTTCATAATAGTCAGGGTTAGCAATAATGCCCGTCTCTAATGCAGCCAGTGCTGCAATGCGTGTATAGATAATCTTCATGGCGCTTTTCTCTTAATAATAAAAAAGAGGGCTTATTAGCCCTCTTACGGTTTTAATTTTTAGGTTTTAACCAGTTGTCGCTGTACCTGATAAATCAAGTAAGGTACCTGCTGTCATTTTGTTGCTGGTTGCATATTTAATCCAGTTAGCACTTGAACCAAGTAATGTAAGGTCAGGATTTTCACCTTTCGATGTATCCCAACTATAACCAAGAATATCTAGGTTAAATGCACCTTCAGCACGCATACCGATTGCTAAGTTTTCTTCATCATTGATGTCATAAGCTCGGAAGCCCGGTACTTGTGATTCAGTTACTGTTACAGCACCATACTGCAAGCCAAAAGCATCGTTATCACCTACAGCATCCGTCACCAATACCGGCTTTCCTAAGGTTCCTGGTAAACCACCATAGATAACGATTTCAGATTCACCGTAAATTTGCTTAGTGATAGCATCATCGACAATATCGAAATATGTATCTGAGTTCATCACCCATAAGCCAATTCGGCCAAACTTATCACCAAACTTTCGCATACCACGAGTTAATGCTTTGCGGCCATCAACAACGATACTTCCTTTCGCAACCATATCGGGATTACTAGAAATAGCAGCTTTTAAAGAAGCTAAACTGTACTCTAATCGGCCTGCAACCAATGCATCTGCAAGATCGTAACCAACAACCATAGCAAATTCTTCTGGTGTACGAGCACGGCGCTTAAATGCCTCTTCAGTTGATGCATAAGGACCATATTTATATGGAATTTTTACACCTACAGACTCACCTGCACCGATTTTTTCCGGAGTTACTTTTGCATTGGAGTTCACATCGCGATGTTTAATGCTACCACCAACTTTGTAGAATGCATTTTTATTGAAGTCACCTTGAATGATTTCATTACGATAAATAATCGCACCATTGGAAGCTTCATTAAAAACATTCAAATTGTCTTGTAATCGTTCTAAATAGGCTGTTTGAGCCAGTTGGTTGTAGATGATCATGTCGGAATTAACTGTCGTAGTCATAACTACTTATCTCCAAATATTTAATGATTAGTTCGGTAGTTTTAGGAAGGCATCATTGCCATGTTCTTTGATGTAATCTGCTTTCTGAGAAACAGACATTTCACTGCGTTTCATTCCAGTAGGTGCTCCACCTTTGCCCCCACCTTGAAAACCGCCACCAGTTCCTTTACCACCTTTAAGAATTAAGTCTTTATGCTGGTATCCACCAACCAATGACTCTAAAGCTTCATCAACATTTGCAAGTTCACCCGGGCGGACACGTGAATAAATCTTTTCGCCGTTCGGATCATATGCAACCACCTTGCCTTCTTCGATTTTGAAGTGATGACCAAAGGTTGCCTGAACCATGTCCACAGGTACTGCAATGTTGTCTTGAATGTACTTAGAACGAGCAAAACCACCGCCGATAAGTTCTTTATGTAAAGAGGCTTCTAGAGCATCACGTTGCGCAACAATCGGGGCATATTTTTCCTCAACTGCTTTGATAGCTTCAGCTTTCACTTTCTCAACTTCGCCGGCATCGACCAGCTTTTTATCGTCGAGATTTTGGATTGTTTGTAATGCCTTTTTAGCTGCCGCTGGGTCTTCGATTCCATCAAAAGCTTTTAATGCTTTTTCGGCTGCTTCTTTGGCTTCACGATGTGTTTTAGCTTCATTGTTTAAGCGTGCAATTGTTGCTACCGAGTGTGGTGCATCATGTGGCATTTCTTTGCCATCATCATGAATATAGATCGGCTTATCACCGTCTACTTCCGCATAAACTTTACCGTCGATTGTTACTGTTTTAAGTTTCATTGGTCATCCAACCTATATATACAAAATGGGCATCCGCCCGGATTCGCCGTTGGCATCCGCTTTCGGCAAGCAATAAAAAAGCGCCCTTTAGGACGCTTCATTTCTATAAATGATTATTTACTTAAAGCTTGGCGTACAAATGCATCTTTTGCTTCAAGTAGCTTTCTTAATCCTGTGGATTTTTCAGGCCCGTCAGGAAGTTGCTCATCCATTTGCCGAGCTAAATCACCAATTGGCTTACTAACTTGCTGCAAATGTTCAGGTAAATGTTCATATTGGAAATATTGGATAATAGGGCTTGGCATTTTCTTCTCGCAAAAAAAGCACCCGAAGGTGCTATGGTTAAAAATTAAGTTCTATTTGATGAGTGCAATTGCTTTTAATCTTTCAAAAGTAAAACCATAAATTGCCATGGCTTGAAACCTTAATTTGAAGAAATGGCACCAGAATTCATTTTGTGCTCAGAATATATTGAGCATCTGACATATTGATTTGCTTTTCAGGCATTTGTAGTACCTTTCGCTACGTTTCCTTTGCACCCCAAACCTTTTGTCTAGGTTCATCACCAACTAAGCGGATGCCTTGAGGACCACCTACATCAAATGTTGCCGTGATAGTCGCTGGACCCTCAAAAACACTACAATTCATTTTTACAGCGGTTAATCCAGCTAATGGAATACCTGTTTCCTCGTCACAAAGAGCAAGATGAGAAGATTTATCTGAAACTCTTTTAAGTACCAAATGTCTAACTTTTGATTCACTCATAAGCCAAACTCCATAAATGACAAAAGCGCCATTTGGGCGCTTATATAGGTGAAAATTGTGTCTTAAGTGAGTTTAGAATTACCTGTAATCGGCAATAATTACTCACAGTTAAATCCAGTTCCAACAAGGTCTTTTTTCAAATTTGAAACGAGATTTTGTTGTTCCTGCTGTTGTCCACTAAGATAATTTTTATCTAGAGTCTCTGCACCATCAATAGATTTATAAAGCTCTTTAGATTCCTCTAAATTGTCTTTTAAAAACGTGGTGAGGTTTAGTTTCGCCTGGGCAGCTCTACATAAATTATTTTTAGCTTCTAAACCTTGAGTAGCCTGTTTTACTTGACCAGTTGCAGGATCAAAAGAATATGCATTTGCCATTGCTGACTCCAAAGCTTCAGACAATCGATCATATTCTTTAAGATATTTTTGACTTGGTTCAGCTAAACAAGTGATGGAAATTAGGGTTAGACATACAAAAGCTATTGTTTTCATATTGTATAAATTCTGATGTTTTAAAAAATATAACATAAGAAAAATTACAGACCCAACTTTTTAAAAGCTTTTTCATCCAACTTTCTCAAATCATCTAAGCTATAGAAACGGCCTTCAGGATCAAAGAACTTATCAAAATCAAATTTCCCATCTTTATAGAGCTTAAAGCGCTTTGGCCCTAGCCACTCCCTTTGAAAGAAATCATCTGTTTTCTTAAAGAACTCTTTGAATGTGGTGTTTGCATCTAACTGCCCTATTAAATGGCTTCGCTCATCTTTTGGAATGTCTTTAACTCTACGTTCGTCCATTACAAATGGCCGTTCGCCAACAAGTTGACCGTCCTTCTCGACCGGAACCAAGATACTGCGACAGTTAGGATGTAACGGCGGCACTCGCTTTGCCGGATCATTTATTTCCCACACTGAACCATCTAATGAAGCGCAAAGCTTAGAAGTTCGTCCATCTAAAACGCTAACAAATCGGACATATTCAAAGCCAATTTGGTTGAAGCTATTTAGATAGGCTTGATTAGCTACATGACTTCGCACAGTTCTTACCGTTCGCTCAATATCAGTTTTGGTACCATTTAAGATCCCATCTTCATAGTTAAGCCGTTTGGTACCACGAATACGCTGAACAATTTCTTGGTTAGTTTTGCCTGAATTAATACCATCTCGAATTGCATACTCAACCTTTTGACGGGCACTTTCAGCAATTCTTGAAAGCAGATCATCGACAAGAGCGCCACCTGCCAACGGAACTTTTTTAGCGGATAAGAATAGTTTTTCCCCATCAGGCTTATTAATTTTTGCTCCATAGAGCTTAGCTACGTAATTGGCCTCATAAACAGCCAGCGCCGTAGCAGAAACGGCAAAAGCTTCAGGTAATGCTAAATTAACACTGGCAAACCATTGGGCAATCAAATCCCTAATTTCCCTTAAATTTGAAGTTGTATATTTACCACCAGCTAAAGCAACTTTCTCCGACTCATTAAGCTCATCCAATAAATCCCGAAGCTTAGATAGCATCTTGCTCGTATCATCATTGAATAAAGCCAATAACTCATTTACCGTTTTTGATGAAGCACGATAAAGATAGGCCTGGTGCTGAGTGAGTGCTTCAAATAGTTTTTTGATATCTGTTGCCATCTCACTCTACCTTTTGATTTAAAGTCCCATCTTGCTCTGCTTCAACATTCTGAAGCTCTTCTTCATATTTTTGTTTAGGGAACATACCTGTTTGGTTGTATTCCCACCATGATTTAAATGAAGATCGGCCTTGTAGAGCTGCTTCAAATAACTGTCGAGCTAACTCAGCTAAATAACCCTGTTTGTTAAATTCTTGACTGATTTCGAACATCAAATCATCTTTAGTTAGAACATCCACATTAGGCATTACAAACTTAGCAGCCCATCGTAATGCTGCTGACAAGGCTTCATTCATATTAACGACACAGAGCGACAGAACTGAATGCTGAACGGCGTCATCACTATTCGCTTCGGTAGCGGTCTTTTTACTTCCCGAGCCCTTCTCAATTAAACGCGCCCCCATCTCCTTCATTTTTTCCCACTTATCTTTCATCGCTTCCCGGGCAAGAGTATTAGGGTCGGCTTGTACAATTCCTAAACCACCATTTTCAGGTAAAGGCAAAAGTACTTTCGCACCAATGTATATGCCACGTTTTTTGGCTTGGTCGTACCATTCCCATGTAACACCCTTTGCAAAGTATTGAGGTTGCCCCATATAAAAAACGGACTCTTGAAAGTCCGCGCTGTCTCTGTAATGGGCTAAATTGAGATTAGCCAAAGGAAGTAAGGGTGGCTTTTTAATCTCTTCTGAATTATCAATTGCACCTACAAATGTAAAAGGTATATAGGTCCAGAAATTCCCGTTGTAATCTGTTGGAAACTTCTTCTCTCCGCCAACCCAGTTACCCTTTTCACCCTTTGTGTACACCTGAACGGAATAAATATATTCCCCATTTCCCTCTTGCTCTAAACGAAGTACACGATATTGCTCTTGTTCGGTTTTACTAAATCCATCAGCACCGCGCTCAGACCTAAATTCACGGATAACTACGAGACAAAGTTTTTTCTGGTTATCGACCATTACTGAATCCCAATTCACTACATCTATGGCATTCAATAAATGAATCATTGGATAGGCTTTTTGCGCTTTAAATTCTGCTAGATTACGAGCTGGTGGCACATCGGGATAATCAACATATAAAGCGCAACGATAATGCTTCAATAAGTGGCGAATTCCATTTTGAGCCAATTGATAAGTACTTAAACCGGCTCCATTCGCATTACGTTCTAAATGAGCAAGCTCGGGAGGAAATTTAAAACTTGGATCTGTTGCAAAAGCTGCTCCAACTAAACTATTTGATGTAGTCCCTGTTACTTCATAAAAGACTGCACGGGTAAGATAAGCCTCATAAGCGCTTTTATTTGCAGGTGATTTATCATGTGCATTTGGCATCGGCAAATATTTTTCACCTTTAGCCTTAACTGCATCTTCACCTTCACAAACATCATCAAGTTTTTGCCAGTATGGCAAGTTCTTAACATATTCAGCATGTTGAAAAGTTACATCACTCATCGAGCAAATCCCATATCAGCAAAGAAGGCTTCAAAACCTTCATGTAATTCATTAAACGCATCTGAAGCTGCATCCACTTGGTCGTCATGTGTACCGTTAGGAAAATGACGAAGCTCATCAATAAAGTCCTTATTCCATTCACCTTTGAGCATACGTACATTTCCCACGTTAACTTGGGCCGCAAATGGTTGTGCCCGTGTAAGCTTGTCACCTGAAATTGGCTTAGCTATCACGCTATAACCCGCAAGAAGCTTCACAAATGAACTAGCTTGCGATTTACCAGCTTGACCGGGATCTTGTGGTAGACGCACAGAAACTTTTTTCCCATCTATTTTTGCTGTTTGTTCTAAGCGCTTATTCACATTGTCAGGTCCAAGCTGTCCTCTAGTTACATCGACAATGTAAGTAAAACCATCTGCGCCTAGAGCTTCTCGCACACCTACTGTAAAGTCGCCCTCATTTTCGGTAGCCCCAAAATCCCAAGCCCTAACTTGTTTCAATACATCCGCAGGCAAAGCATCAACAATTTGAATATTGTCGGGCTTAAAAAAACCGCCTGCTGGCGGTGATGGCATTTGTCGGTACTGCCCGGCAAATACATATGGTGCGGCTTGCTCCATTAGCCTCAATTTTTGGATATTGTGTTTTGCTGGCCACAGTGCGGATCCGTCTTCCTGAATAGCTGAAAGACATAGATGCTCCCATACTTCACCGTTACCACCAGCTACAGGAACGCCGTCTTTTCTATCACCTAGCAACCATCCAGCTAAATCATCTTCATGAAGTCGCTGCATAATCACAATGATCGGCGTATCTGGAGAGTTAGTACGCGATTCGAGTGTGTTCTGAAACCAATCAATTACCCCTTCTCGAATAGTTTTTGATGAAGCTTCATGTGCTTTGTGCGGGTCATCAATAATAATGCAGCCGCCAAAGCCTTTACGAAGTTTTCCTGCACCAAAACCGGTAATCGTGCCGCCTGTACCAGTCGCATAGCAGACACCACCTTGGGAAGTTCTCCAGAAGTCTTTAGCCTTACTATCATCACGCAATGTAAGCTCGGGAAAGACTTTTCTATACGCCTCTTCTTGCACAAGGGTTCGTATTTGGAAGGCATTATTTGCGGCAAGCATTGCCGAGTAACTGATATGAATAAACTCACAGTCTGGATTCTTACCAAAACACCAAGCCATGAAATTAATTACAGCAATTTCAGTTTTAGAATATCGTGGTGGAACGTTAATAATTAACCGCTTTATCTCTCCGCGATAAACTTTCATTAAAGCTTCGCAGATTTCTAAGTGGTGCCAATTTTGCATCCATTTATAACCACGGCGCTCCTTAAACATGTACCTTGTGAAGAAATATAAATCTTCTTGCGCCTCGATCCGGATGGCTTTATCCCGAGCCGCATCAGTACTCATCTAAGACTTCCCTCCGCGCTTTTAAGTAATCTTCCATTGGAACTGGAATTTCAGAATTAACCGTTTGAACTGGTCCGCCGTCTTTGCCTGTAATTTCTTGGCGATTAGTAAATTGACCACCAATGTCTTTAGCGGCTTGTTCAAGAATTTTTAAGGCTGTTTTGACGTTTCTAGTCTTCTCAAGCTGTCTTTGGTATTGCTTCAATCGGTAGAACTTATTGGCAATTGGAATATCAATTAAGCCTTTATCAAACTCATCTCTGGTTTTTTCAAATAGTTCGACATACTTTTTGCTTAAGTTCTTACCAGCAACCTTTGTAGGGTCATAAGTTGCAACTTGAACACGATCTATATCAACGCCAAATTCTTGTTTTACGAGTTCAGCTACTTCTTGAGGTGTATCACGACAAGCAAGAGACTGAACTATAAAGATTTTCACAGGCTCTTTTAGTGTCGCCATAACTTCCTCATCGTATAACTACGTATAACAAAATGGGCAAAAAAAAGAGCCATTAGGCTCAATTGATTACACAGTTTCCGCAGCATTTTGAAATATCAAGATTCGAAACAAACGGCGGATTTTTTGCGACTTCAATAAGTCGCTTAACATTTTTGCTTGGTCCATAACGTTTAACTACGCCAATAAACTCTTCAACGTCATGACCTGCAAGATAGTGCTTAGGAAGACCAGAACTATCGCTATAAACAATTTCTCCGTCCTCGTCTCTCATCACTCCAATGTGGTAAAGCTCATGTTCAAGTAAGTAACAGAACTCTGTATCGTTTGCACGCTCACAGAAAGAAGCGTCGACAGTTATTAAGTATGTTGGCACAAAGCCGAACCAGTCTCGCATCTGTTGCTCTTGTCTGGCCTTACGCCATCCACCAACATTGAACATGACTTTTTCGCACTGGCCTAACACCATAGCTTGCTTGCTTTTATATGCAGAAGAGGCCCAAGCAAATGCTAAAAATTCTTCATTATCGTGAAGCAGCTCAGCAATATGGTCATGGTCAGGGTTATAAAGAGGTCCACCTATCGTTAAGTAGTTGGCCACAACCCATTTCTTTAGGTCTGGAGCGGGTATTAAACGAATTGCTTCCTCTTCATCAGCTTGATCAATAAAATCAGTCGGTGGAAATGGTCTGATCTGATCCATTAAATATTTGCCTCTTTAAATTTTTAAGCCATTGGCTTGCGTATTCAGTTCGTAACTGCAAAGGTCCAGACTCATCAATGCGACATCTTGAAGCTGTCTCTATGCGAATTACTGTGTAGCCCATCTCTTCAGCTACATCGTAACGATCAAGACTCCAAGCTTTGTTTTTAAGCTTACCCTTTCGTCCACCCGACCAAGGTCCACCAGCAATTTCAACTAAAATACGATGTTCTATTAAGTGAAAGTCAAATCGCCAATGCTTTGTAGATTTGAACTGGAATTTCTTTTCATATTTAATTTCCAGATTATCTAAAGCTTGAGTAAATTCTTCTTCAGCCTCTAAGTATTTTTGAGTAGCTTTAGGTAGTGGTCTAGATTTGGACTTAGTTTTAGGTTCTTTTTTCCGTGTTAGCCAAAAATACTCTTTATCGTCCACGAATGAGCCCCTTAAAAGAAGCCCTCTGGCTTATTGTTGAGCTGGGCAATTAATTTATTTTGCTTTGCTATGGCCAAAAAAAATCGCTCATCTAGGTGAGCGATCTGTTCTGTATTTAAACCTTTTGTATTGCAACTTCCCAAATGGTTTAGCTCTATTTGGAGCTGTCTAATCTCATGCGTAATTTTTTGAAATTCAGTCATACTTACTCCAAAAAGAAAAACCCTACCTTAAGGTAGGGTTATTAATACTGTAGGTTTTAAATCTGCTGAACTCTAATCTCTCTATGTCCAAACATATTTACACCATCCTTAACAGATTTAACTAAATATTCTCGATTTGAACCATTTTGTAATTTCTTGATTAATCGATCTCCAATACTTACGCCATCTGTAGAGTCACTTGTGAAGATTGTTTCTTCATTATCAATTCTACAAGACTTCAAAGCGCTTCGAGTGCCATCATTGGAAATCACAACAAGCTCTTCTGAACCATTAAACAACATATGCTTCACCTCTCAATGAATGATTCAATGAGTAAAGCATAAATTTTAATCAAAGTAAAGTGTAAGTATTTGATTCTCAATAGTAAATTGTTCACTATCGAGAACTAAATCATCAGATTAATAAAACAAAAAGCCCCGCCAATAACTAGTATGTAGCGGGGCCATTTGCGCCGTAATACGTCCGGCAAGTAAACTCGCAAAGCGTCCTAAGCGAGTGGGGTTTTAAAATCAAAAAACCCGCTTCTAAAAAAGAAACGGGGCATAAAAACAAAAACTTTCAGCGCAGTATTTGTGACATATCATACAAATTAGAAGATGTATTTACAACATACTTTAAACTTAATTTTTTGATGCTCTCAAAATATCCAAAACTTGCTCAGACATTTCATGCAAGTTTGATCCTATTGGAAGCCAAAAACGATAATTAATGTTGTCGCGGTTAAAAACCTGCTTGTAGTACTCAGTTGTGAATGTTGGGTCGATATCAGAAGCTTTTAATAAACGACCTTCTTTTTCAATCTTCTGGCCGTCTAACTCACCACCAACACAAATGAACATTGTACTTTTCCAAAAATTATTCAGTTCAGCTTAACACATTAAGTAAAAAAGCCCGCTAATAATTAAAATCTAGCAGGCCGTTTGTACCGCAATTTACTCGGTATATTAAAAATTTAAATCTGAAGTAAAGTTAATACTTCTTATTAAGTGGATGAATTGATTGTATTCATCCTCACTATCGAACGTAAATTCAACTTCTGAACCATCAGAAAAATTGGCTAAAACTGAACTAAGATCAGAACTCGAAGTTATTTTGACAATTTGGTCAAGATTATAATGACTATTACCAAATTGATAGAATTTAGGCACACTACCCATTTCTTATTCCTATTAAATTTTATAATGGAAATTATAGGGCCTAATCCTCAAATTTCATAATTCAGTAAAAACAAAAAAGCCCACCGATTGGCGAGCTCTTAATTTCTTACTGGCGATTACTTTACATTTCGCCCATTTTAGAAATCCTTATACTCAAGTGTATACCCAACTGTCAAGCACAAGATTCTTGATTGTCAGGAAGTTCAAAACGGAATGAGCGAGAAATGCGCGATCTGATTTCATTTTCCCACTGTGCAACGATAGATTCACCGAATAGCTCAAACTTTTGATAGCTTTTAATATACGCCGTTTTAGTTGCATTAATTCCCGCTAGTTTCATTTTCTCATTCAAAGTGTATGGTCTTTTACCTGTACCATTGCACTTTTCACAAAATTTAGATCCGTCAGAACAACCCATTGAGTTAAACAATTCGATTTTGCCAATACCCTGACATGCGCTACACATTGCTTTAACAAAAACATGGCCACGTAAAACAACCTCAGCAATTCCTTTTGCCACATTAGTAAGATCACCTTGGGCATTAGTAGGGGTAAATTTTTTCTTAACCATCTCTTGATGAATTTTAACCGCTAGTTTGTTACGTGCTCGGAAAAAATTACCTGATTTAATCTCACCACGAACAAACTCAACCTTACCCGGAATATCTTCAATACGGCGTTCGGTTTGAAAATTAAAGTCATACTTACTGTAAAAAGTTTCAGTCTGTTTTTGTGCTGGGGTAATAATTGCGATTCGCTCAAAATCAACCTTCTCAACTAGTACTGTAGCCCAAAGCTTTGCAGCTGGAGATAACAGCGCTAATTCACCTAAAACTACATCTTTTGAAATTTTCTTACCTTCTGCTTTGCCTTGAGCAATAGCAAGGCGAAGTAACTCAATAAAATCAAACTTTTCAACTAACATAATCGCCTTCCTATTTACCCTTAATTAATAATTCAATTTGCTTTAATGCCATACCGGACTTAACTTGCTCTGTGCTGAACCGTAAAACTGTGAAACCCATCATTGCTGCAGAGTTGTATTTCTCCATATCCCCTAAATAGCCCTTGCCTCTTGTGTGACGGCCTCCACTCCAGATCCCGCCTTCCACCTCAATTAAAATCTTTGTACCCGTTATTAAAAAATCTGCTCTCCATTTACGTGTTGGATGGAATTTGTATTCCTGCTCAAAATTGATCTTGTGTGTTTTTAAGTGCTGTACAAGCGTTGCCTCACCTTCACTTACAACTCGTTCTTTTTTTACTGAACCACGGCGTTTAGGTTTGCTACGTGGTTTTGCATAAAGACGTTTGTAATCGGCAAGGCTTATTGATGACATCAAGCACCACCTTTCAGCAAATCTTCCAATTGATTAGCAAAGCGGTTATAAATTCGCGCTTTATCCTGATCACCAAATAGGTTGGAGGCGTGAGCATCGTGTTTATACTTTTGAGCCAGTTTTTCAATTGACTTCCTTAGTTCAACCAGAGTGCTTTGCTTTTTACCGCTGAGTGGTTCAATTGAGCGTGATACGTGGTCAGCCATTTCTTTTTCCATATGATCGAAGTAACTTTGACGTGCTAAATCCCTCGACTTGATTAGCTCTGGTGAAATAAGCTTTTCCATTTCACGGCGTTGCGCTTCAATCCATCTACTGTCCATTTTTTGCGCCCTCCGCATTAAACTTCTTCGCTTGGTCAAGTGCCTTCTCTAATTGAAGTAACTCGTTGTAATCAGTATTAGATAGCCCACTGCGGTTATATTTGCCTCGTAATTTTTCACAAAGAGTCTTAACTTCTGCAAAACCGCCGTAAGAATTTATTAACTCTTCAACTGCACAGTGTTGGCATTTACTCATGGCGATATCCTTTCTCATCTAGCTCTTTACGCGCCAACCACCACAAAACCACCGCACCGCAAAGTACTGCTGTTACACACGAAATGAGTAAGCCACAGCTTAAAATCTCGAATTTAGTCATGATCCTGCCCCACCAAAACGCAAGTCATCCCAGTCACATTCAACTACTGTCAAACCGTCATGTTGAAACCGAGACCATAAACGGTCCCCTAAGTTTTCCTTCAAACCTTGCGCCTTTTCTGTAGACTCAAGCGTCATGTTGGAAATTAAAACTGTCGGCTTTTTTTCGTCATAACGTGCATATAAAACTTTATGAACGAGCTGCAATCGACTCTCGTGTTGGTCGTGCAAACCATATTCATCCAATATCAATAAATCACAGTCCGTGAAGCGAAAAATTGCATTTGCTTCATTGTCATCTGGCTTTGTCCATGCAGTCGCAATTTCATTTGCCATGTCTTCTGAGGTGACGTAACGAACATAACTACGCTTGTCTAAAACATTACGAGCAATAGCACATGCAAGATGGGTTTTGCCTGTTCCTGTACGCCCAACCATAATCAGATTGCGCTTCTTCCCTGAATTAAAATCTTGAACAAATTTATGGCAAGCAGCTTTAGCTTCTTTCTGCGGATCAATACTCACCACATAATTTTTAAATCCGCTTGCCTTGTGGCGCTCAGGAAGTTTTGCTCCGGCAAAATGTTTCTCGCGTACCATAAGGTTGACTTGGTGTGCGTGTTCAATTTGTGATTTCACATACGCTTCATTTGCACATGTCTGGCAAACTGGACGACCAATTAGTAAAACCATTAACTCATTGTGTTTAAGGCAAAACTGATTAGTTTGTACCAGCTCAGTTTTGAATTGTTTGCTCAATGCATTCATAGCATCTCCCCTACATCGATATCATCTGTGGCTGGTGCATACTGTTTTGAATCACCCCAAGCACTGTTTACGTCTCTTGCTGGTGCAGTTTTCATTGGTGAGTTTTGTTTTTTAGGTCTTATCGACTTTGTGAATTCCTGAATTAACCAAGTTGCAAACTTTCGAGTTCGTTGGTTTTCCGTGAGATCAATTTTGTTTTCCCAGTGAGCATTGAAGTTGCCAAGATGAAATTCATAATTTGGCATTTTTAAAACCTGCTCTGCTTGTGCACCCACTTGTGAAGTCCTAAGAACATTCAGCAATAGTTCACGATTTGGTTTCCAAGACTCCTCGGCCGCTGAAAAATTTTCAACCGCGTTTTGTGTGTGAGTATTTTCTTGTTCCTGCTCCTGCTCCTGCTCCTGTTCCTGTTCCTGGCTTCGAAGGGGCTTTGAAGGGGCTTGTAAGGGGCTATCTATTTTGGCGTTTTCGCCACGCTTTTGAGTCATACAAAATGCTTGTGCATATTTATCGAAAAAGCTTGATAAATAAGGGCTTGACGGCAATGAGTCATACTCTTTTTGCACGTTCTTACAGCGGTTATCGGCTGGCTTTAATGACTCAGCTACTTGAAAACGTGCCATCTCGTGCACCCAGACTGTCTCCGTGGCTTCGTCATAGCTACAAAACCCCGCTTCACAGGCTCTTTGAAGCCCCTTAGAAGCCCCTTCAAAGCCCAAGCCAGTTTCATGAGCAATATATAGAAGGGGTATGTAATACAAGCCAAGCATGTTCGCGTGAGGGCTTGTCATTAAATACATAGCGACAATTAAGCCTTCAGGTGTTTGACGAAGTTTTTTTCCCGTAGTTCCCGTCCAGAAATGTGGTGAGACTTTCCCATAGTCACGCATGGTTATTTATCTCCTTTGAAGGGGGTTCGAAGGGGCTTTGAAGGGGTGATAATAATCATTACTTACCCCTTTCAAGCTTCACTAATCCGCGCATTTCCAACTGACGAATAATTCTTGGAGGAATAAATTCGTTGTTGATTTTGTAGCGAATGCGCGACTTTTCTTTCACCTGAATTAGCTTGTGCCCATCTTCCATGAGACGGCGAACTACTATAGCCTGCCCCCCCATATGAGTTAATTCTTCAAGTTGATAAAATCTTTCCTGAGCCTCAATTGCGGCATTCATAACTGAAAGTGGCATAGCTGCTAATTCTTTAGCCGAATAGATCTTTACTGGTTGTTCCAGTGGAATTACCACCTCTAGCGGTGTGGTGGAAACGGAAATATCCTGTTTTCTTCTTGCTGCATATCTCACTTTTCACCACCCTTTGGCTTAACATAGCCTCCAAAAGAATCAACCAAACA